AGTCCGGCGCGCTCGGTGCGGAGCGGATGACTGATATCGCGTGGAAGGAATGATCATGAGCACCCTCATTCCCTTCCAATTCGAATCCCACGCCCTGCGTGTGCAGGTCGATGAGGTCGGCCAGCCGTGGTTCAACGCCGGCGACGTTTGCGCTGCGCTCGAACTTGGCAACGCCAGGCAGGCTATCGACACCCATGTGGATAGCGATGACGTCCAAAAACTGGACGCCATCGACAGCCTCGGCCGGACCCAGCGATCCAACCATGTCAACGAGTCCGGCTTGTACGCGCTGATCCTCGGCAGTACCAAGGACGCCGCAAAGCGATTCAAGCGCTGGGTCACCAGCGAGGTCCTGCCCGCGCTCCGCAAGACGGGCGTCTACTCAGCGACCCCGGTGGCAGCCCTGCCGGCTCCGACTCAGGATCGGGTCTCCTCCCTCCTGTTGATCGGTGACGCCGTTGCCAAGGTGCCGGGCGTGAAAGTCGGCATCGCCATGGCGGCCACGCTCACCTGCATCCAGGAAAACACCGGGCTGGTCATCGAGACCCTACGCCGCGCGCTGCCAGCCGCCAATGAGCCGACCTGCTCGCACAACGCGACGCAGTTGGGGAAGCTGGCCGGATCTTCTGCCAAAGCCACCAACCAGCGCCTTGCAACCCTCGGATTTCAGTTCCGTAACGAGCGCGACGAATGGGAACTCACCGACGCCGGCAAGGCGTGGGCCGATGCCATGCCGTTTTCACGAAACGGCCACAGCGGCTACCAGATTCTCTGGAATCCCGCGGTCGTCGAGCAACTCAAGGAGGTGGCGTGATGGCACTTCCGATCATTACTGCCGACCAGCGACTGCGCGAGAAGAAGGGCGTCAAGCTGGTGCTGCTCGGCAAAAGCGGCATCGGTAAGACCACCCAGCTCAAGACCCTGTCTGAGGCGACCACGCTCTTTGTCGATCTCGAAGCAGGTGATCTTGCGGTCAAGGACTGGCGCGGCGACTGCGTCCGCCCGGCCACCTGGCCTGAGTTCCGCGATCTCGTCGTGTTTCTGGCCGGGCCCAATCTGGCGCTGCCGCCCGAGTCACCGTATTCGGAGGCGCACTACCAGCATGTCTGCGAGCGCTATGGCGATCCGGCTCAGCTGGCCAAGTACGACACCTACTTCGTCGACAGCATCACGGTTCTTGCTCGACTGGCGCTGATCTGGTCCAAGGCCCAACCGCAGGCGATGTCCGAGCGTACCGGTAAACCCGATACGCGCGGCGCCTACGGCCTGCTCGGCACCGAGATGCTGGGCGCCCTCATGCACCTGCAGCACGCCCGCGGCAAGCACGTCGTATTCGTCTCGATTCTCGACGAGCGCATGGACGACTTCAACCGCAAGGTGTTCGTGCCGCAGATCGAAGGTGCCAAGACCGCAGCGGAGTTGCCAGGCATCGTCGATGAGGTCGTGACGCTCGCCGAGATCAAGGCCGAGGACGGCTCGTCCTACCGCGCCTTCGTCACTCAAACCATGAATCCCTATGGCTTCCCGGCCAAGGACCGCTCCGGCCAGCTCGATCTGCTGGAGCCGCCCGATCTGCGCGCGCTCATCGAGAAGTGCGCTGCCGCCACCCACACCCAACCAAACAAGGAGTAACCCCATGTCCGCCTGGAACGATTTCAACGATGCCGAACAGCAGCAATCCTTCGACCTGATCCCCAAGGGCACGGTCGCCCGTGTCCGTATGACCATCAAACCCGGTGGCTTCGACGACCCGGCGCAGGGCTGGAGCGGTGGCTACGCCACCCAGAGCTTCGAGACCGGCTCGGTCTACCTGTCCTGCGAGTTCGTGATCCTCGAGGGCGAGTTCGCCCGTCGCAAGATGTGGTCAAACATTGGCTTGCAAAGCCCCAAGGGTCCGAACTGGGGAAATATGGGCCGCACTTTCGTGCGCGCCGCGCTCAACAGCGCTCGCAACATCCGGCCGCAGGACAATTCGCCGCAGGCCGCTGCCGCCCGCCGGATTGCGGGCTTCCATGAGTTGGACGGCCTCGAGTTTGTCGCACGCATTGATGTCGAGAAGGACGGCCGCGGCGAGCTGAAAAACGTGGTGAAGCTCGCAGTCGAGCCGGACCATCCCGACTATGCGCGGGGCACCGGCGGAGCCGGCGCCACTGGCGCGCCTGCGCGGCCCACGGCTGCGTCGTTCGCCTCCCAGGCCCCCATGGCCGCGCCTCCCGCTGCGGCGCCCGCACAGCGCCCCACAGCGCCCGGCAAGCCGGCGTGGGCTCAGTGAGGGGGATGCGTGAAATGCTGGGTCTGCACACGACAGGCGCGCGGGTACGGCCATACGGACAACCGTCATGGCATCGGCCACCCGCGGCGCTACCCCATCGACTGGGTGTTCTGCTCGCGCCGGTGCCAGGACGCGTTCCACGCGCTCTACGGCAACTGGACGCGGGTCCTGGACGGCGTCAAGGACAAGACGGAGGTTGCCATGATCGATCCGTCTGACATCGAACTGGGCGCCATGAGGAAGTGCCTCAAGTCCTTTGGCGAGGCGGCCAGTGAAATCGGGTTCGATAAGCCCCTGGGGCACTACTCCGAAGCCGAGGCGCTGCAGGTGGTCGACGCCATCGTCACCTGCTACACCGAGGCGATGGTCGAGCACCACGAGACGACCAAGTTTCCGCCGGTGCGCGGTATGGCGCCAACGGCGGATCCCATGGCCAACCCGTTCGCCGATCTGGAGGACGACCTGCCATGGGAAGAAGGCAAGGAGGCGAAGCGATGATCGACTTCAACTCCTCGACAAGCATTCCGGGCCAGGTCACCTCGTTGGTCGATGCCGGCCTGCAACGGATGCGATCGTCGCAATCACCCCGGGAATACCTCGGCGCCTCCCGGCTTGGGGTGTCCTGCGAGCGCGCACTGCAATACGAGTTCGCCAGGGCGCCGGTCGGCCCAGGTCGCGAGACCGACGGCCGGATCCTGCGGATCTTCGAGCGTGGCCACGTGATGGAAGACTGCATGGTCGCGTGGCTGCGGGCTGGCGGGTTCGACCTGCGCACGCGCAAAGCCAACGGAGAGCAGTTCGGCTTCTCGGCGATCGATGGAAGGCTTCAGGGCCATATCGACGGTGTGATCGTCGGCGGGCCGGATGGCTTTGCGTATCCCGCGCTCTGGGAGTGCAAGTGCCTCGGCTCCAAGTCATGGCGGGACCTGGAGAAGAACAAGCTCGCGGTCTCCAAACCGGTCTACCACGCGCAGGTAGTGCTCTACCAGGCTTACCTGCAGCTGCACAAACATCCGGCGATCTTCACGGCGATCAACGCCGACACGATGGAGATCTACACGGAGCTCGTGCCGTTCGATGCTGCACTTGCCCAGCGCATGTCGGACCGGGCGATCAAGGTGATCTCGGCTACCGATGCCGGGGAACTGCTGGCCCGTGCCTATCACGACCCGACCCATTTCGAATGCCGGATGTGCTCGTGGCAGGACCGGTGCTGGAGGAACGAACGATGAACAGCAAGAAAGCGCCCATTGAACAAGTGGAGCCAATGATTGATGCCAAGCAGGCGGCTGCCGCTTTACGCCTTCCGTACTACTGGTTCGCCGACCACGCCATGCGAACAAAGTACCGGATCCCCCATTACCTGATGGGAGGGCTGGTCCGGTATCGGCTGTCAGAACTGTCGGTGTGGGCGACGCAAAGCTCTGCCGTTCTGCATCGGAGCGAATCTGATGCTGGGGAGTCAGCATGATTGACTTCAATGACACCCCTATATCGTCAGACGTCGATCGACAGGCTCAGCGAGACCAGATTCGGTCTGACCTGATTTCACGGCTGGAGTCGGTCCTGTTTTCGATGTTCCCCGCCGGCAAGAAGCGGCGCGGCAAGTTCCTTATCGGCGATGTGCTCGGTAGTCCCGGTGACAGCCTGGAGGTTGTTCTTGAAGGCGAGAAAACGGGCCTCTGGACCGATCGCGCTACCGGAGACGGCGGCGACATCTTTGACCTGATCGCAGCTCACGGCGGCATGGACGTCCACGCAGACTTCCCACGGGTACTGGATGCGGCTGCTGACCTGCTTGGACGTACACCGCCAACGCCCACACGCAAGACTCGGAAGGAAGCGCCGGTCGACGATCTTGGGCCTGCGACTGCCAAGTGGGATTACCTGGATGCGGCTGGCGGTCTGATTGCTGTTGTGTATCGCTACGACCCCCAGGGGCGGAAAAAGGAGTTCCGGCCTTGGGATGCGAAGCGTCGCAAGATGGCCCCGCCTGACCCGCGACCGCTTTACAACCAGCCTGGACTGGTGGGCGCCAGCCAGGTGGTATTGGTCGAGGGTGAAAAGTGTGCGCAGGCGCTCATCGACGCCGGCATCGTCGCCTCTACCGCGATGCACGGCGCCAATGCTCCGGTCGAAAAGACCGACTGGTCGCCGCTTGCGGGTAAGGCCGTCCTCATTTGGCCTGACCGCGATAAACCGGGCTGGGAGTACGCAGCGCATGCGGCTCAGGCCATCTTGTCTGCCGGTGCGCGGACCTGCCACATCCTCTATCCGCCGGAGGAGGCTGCGGAGGGATGGGATGCGGCGGATGCCATCGAAGAAGGGTTCGACGTGGGCGCCTTCCTCGCCCACGGCCCAC